TTGCCCCTAAATTGCCCCTAAATTGCCCCTAAATTGCCCCTAAAAAAAGCCCACCATATTGCTATGATGGGCTCTCTGTTCTACTTCAAAATCTCATTGACTTTGTTCTGGATTATAGTTGGATTATACCCCGCTGCCTTAAGCCTATTGATACGCTCCTGTCCGTTGCCCCACTTGCCTATGATGACTTCATGAGCAACTGCATTGATGATCTTGTCCTCTGACATCTGTGAAGCCTTGACGAGCTTGTTGACTGCTGCCTGTACCTTATTGTAATCATATCCAGCCTTTGTGAGTCTATTCTTACGATCAGTACCGTTGCCCCACTTGCCCGCCAGCACCTCTTTAGCCAGTGTGTTGACGCTCTTCTTTACCGGCTTAATAGTGACAATCTTCACAGCCTTAGTAGCTAGCTTGTGCCATGATGCTGCACTTATGTATGCTTTGTTGAGGTCAAGGTTGCCATTGTAGCCTGAGAGCTTGCCAACAGATGTATACTGCCTGATCAAGCAATTATATTTTCCTTCGTTCCATGGGTGCTCCTGGTATCCAGTCTCAACATAATCTGGGTACTGAGCGACCCACAGGCCAAAACCAGTTTTCTTCACTGCATCCATAGCGCTCTTCTGGATGTATATCAGTGGCTTAATGCCTGTCTTTTTCTGCACATAACTGCACCACTGCAAGCACCATTCCAGATCCTTGACACCAAACAGATGGTTGTCCTTGGCTTCCCAATCCAGAATAAGTACCGCCTTGCCGATATACTTCTTTACATACGCAAGGAAGTGGTCAGCCTCTTTCTGTGGATCTCCGCCATTTGAATAGTGGTATACTCCCAGAAGTTTTTTTCTACTCAAAACTTTATCGCAATGCGCTGCAAAGTATCTGTTCTTGTAGTTCGTTCCCTCGGTCGCCTTAATTATACAAAAGCCAAACGGCACTTTAGCAAGGTTGATGCCTGCATCCCCCTGCCATGCGCTGATGTCTATTCCATTCATTCCCCATCACGCTCCTTTTTCTCTATATCTCCACCTCTGTAAAATCTCTTAAATATTTCGATCAGATAGTCCCATCCTCTGGTACAGATGAATGCAATAATAAAAGCACCAAAGAATACAGCTACAGGGTAATACCATAGCAGCCGAATATCGAAATATGATAATGCTACAAACAAGCATATCTCACATATGATGAGACTTGTTATAAGCACCTGAAAAGAGGTTGGAATCTTCTTCAGTATTCCAACCTCTTTTGTAAACTCTGTGATAACTGTGATCAATGTGCATATTACTGCAACAACTAATAATAATATTGCTAACTTATCCATGATTATATCTCCTTCCTATTCCTGATCATGTGCCGCTTTATTCAGATGTTTTTCCATCTTGTCAATAGCCTCTGTGACTGGTCCATTACATCCAAGCTCCTTTAGACCTTTAAGACACGCAAGTGTACCATATGTAAGTATGCACTGCTCCTCTTTCATCTTCTTGATCTCTATGTCCTGTTCATTCTGCCTGGAATACCATTTATATATTGATATGAGTATCCCTCCTATCAGTGCAAGAGCTCCAAGTACCTTCCCAACCTGAATTATTGTTTCAAAATTTATATACATGCTCAACCCCCTATATAAGATTCTTAGGTCTTGCAACTCCTACTACAACTAAGCTTATATTTGAATCTGCTTTGTTTGTATTTTTTGCTTTTACAGTTATCGAATATGTAGTCTGATTTATTGAAGAAGCTTCATATCCCATGTATGTGACACCACTAGGGATATTTTTAGGAATAACTAATATTCTACCCGTATTCATTGGAAGCTCTACATCAACGGCATATTGAAGTGTCGTTCCTGCGTCAGTTCCTGGTATAGTCGCTGTTGCGCCTACTATATCAGATATAACAAGGCTTTTTGTTGCAATTTTTTCCGCATAGCTTTGCACATTAGCAGCATCTGTTTTTGCACTGTCTGCCGTGTTCTGTGCATTATCCGCTTTCGACAATGCAGTGTCTGCTGTTTTCTGCGCTTCCTCAGCCCTACCTATAGCTTCCTCAGCCATTGATGCTGCGTCATTTGCAGTAGACTGTGTCTTTTCGGTAGCCTCTGCCGCTGTTTTTTCGGTTTTCGATATCGCCTGGTAGATATTCTTTGTCGTTAAATCTGACTCCTCTTTTGTATATTTATTACTAAGTGGGGGGAAAGTTGATGCAATCGCAACTGGCCCACTCACATTTATTCCATCGTGTATAATTTTGTAAAGCGGCATGTCGGCGACACTTACATTATTGGCTATTATGCCAGTTTCATACACAGGTGATTGTGGCTCCTGTGAGGATTCTACAGGCTGCCCTGTCAAGATCAGCAATGACATATCCTCAAGTCCTTCCTCTGACAGCGTGTATCTTGCAACAAGAATATCAACTCGCTTTTTACCTGTTTCTCCACTGGGGAAAGTAAGATCTTCATATGTACCTGTAACCCTAGCATGGCACCCCTGAAACATAATGTCACACGGATATACTCTAAGTGTCGTTGAGTTAACCAGCACTGGTGGCTGGGAGACCGACAAAAATCCATCGCCATCCCATTCTGCTCTGTGCAAGGCTCTATCATCTGCACTCGTTACATGTGGTTTCCCTGTTTTTCCTGTTATTATCTTCATATTTCCACCCTTTCCGCTACGACACCGAATATTCAATGTCTATGCTGTTATCATCTATCTTAGCTATGATATTTGTTATCTGTTTCTTGACGGTGATTCCTGTAATATCCTCTGTACCACCAGTAATATCCCCAATCTGCATTGACATATCTGGTAGTGTCATATCTAAGCTGTCCACATTAAGCTCCTGTATTCTTGCTATACCGCCTGTTCTAAGCTCATCAATATTTGCTGCCGAACTATAGTCATATATTGCTGTGCGTTCTTCCAAGCCTTTATATGCCTGCGTATCAGTGATATTTCCCACCTTATCAACGTACAAGTGCAGCACCTGACGGTCTTTGAGCTCGCCTTGACCAAGGCAGATAAGATGATTATATCCATTCTTGACCTGTGTGATATTGTAGTTGATATCCGATCTCATACAATCCTTATCCTCTGTATAATCGTAAGGCACCGCACTACTCATAGTCACATATCCATCTTTAATCACAAGCCTGAGAACCCTGTTCTGGGTGCTCAACAGCGCACATATGCCATCATAGAGACTCACATATCTGTTGAACTGAAATGATTGTACATTCCATGATTCGCCTGTCATTCTGTATATGCTGCTAAGTCCAGCCACTTCAATGAGCTTATTGATCACTGTAACTGCATCACCTGTTACGATTCTGTAGTCTTCGCCATTCGGTGGCTCAATAATCTTGTCACAAAGTATGCCTCTGAGATTCCGGCCCGTATACCTAATCTCCCTGTCTGCAGTAACAACTCCAACATTATCAACTATGCCACCGTATTCTGTGTTGTTGATATACCACCATGAGCCACCTCGCAGAATGTTATTATCCCTAGCTACAGTTATCTCAAAATCCTTATCCTTTGCAACATCCACATCTGCGCTGAAGTTCCTGAGATATCCCTGTTCTACCCTGTCTGCATCAGTGTATATCAACCTTATGTCCATTTTGGTTCACCTCTCTCATGTATTACACTTAAATCAAAATCAAAGCTTCCATTCCACATCACACGATGATTCCCGGGGGATATCTTTTCAAACACATCGCTTTGCTTGTCCCTGTATCTGAACATGTTTTCCCGGGTTCCATCTGCTTTCACAAGAGTTATCGTAAGCTCTGCAGAATTAATAACGATCTTATCTCCATCGCCAACAACACACCTAACGCTGTAGTAATGATTGTCAACATATATGACTGGATTAACAGCACCACTATGTATGCTGAGTACAAAATCACAGTTTCTGAAGTCGTCCACCTCAAGCTTACTGATATTGTCAGAAATTGAGTTGTAATCATATTCATAACAATACTCATAGCCTTTACCTTCAATAAACTTATCTGGTACATGCTTATAGTTGTGCAACTCTTCCTTCATCCATCTGCCACCATCTGTTACTACTTTAAGTGACAGATTCATCGATGTAGCCACGTCAAGATAATTGCTCTTCGCCGAACTAAACACATAGCATTCAAGATAGTAATCTCCTATATAGAGCTTCCCTTTCTGTTCTGCTATGATGTCTTTTTCACAGACTTCATACAGTCTATTCTTAAGATCGATACACTTCTTCTTACTTTCTGCCGATATAACAACAGGGATGGTCTTTGAGACCACCCCTGTTCTGAAATTTTCGGCACGGTTCCTGCTGCTATCGTATGCATATTCGTAGTTTCTGAGATCGTTTGAGTTGGCAAAGATACCCTTCTTCCCAAACTCTATAGTCTCACCTAAGTGATTCACATATCTAAGCTGTTCAAGCATTCGCCTTCACCATCCTTCCAAACTCCCTGCCGTCTATCTTTAGTCTTACCCCATCAGTCAAAGCTTTCACTATCAGGTCATACAGATTATCATCTATATGTTTAATGATCTCTAATATCTTATACAGTACATTCAAACACTCTGAGTTACCTCCCACAGGTGTTCCACCTGTTATATCTGCCATATCCTCCGCTACTTTCCGAATCCATCCAGTGTTCTTCTCAAGTGGCACTACAGCCTCAGCTCCATTACCCTCAAGGATACCAACCTGACCACGCTTAAGCACACCACCTTCAGCAAGCTGAGGAGCGTCAAGCTCATCAATCCTTGATATAGATACCTTAGGAATCTTGTTAAGAACTGATATAGCCGAATTGATTGCCCGGATAAAGCCATTGATAATCCCTGTAGCCTTGCTCAGTATCGCATTGACCGCTGATGTCACAGCACCAGATAATCCGTCTGCTATTGCTGTTCCAACCTTACCGAATATATTCTTGATCTTCTGCCATGTTTCTGAGAAGAAGTTCACTATCGGAGAAAATTTATTCTTAACCCCATTATATGCCTTGCTGAATATATCACTGAACCATGTACCTACATATGCAAATGCACCTTTTATATTGGATCCTATATTACTAAAAAACTCAGGTGCAGCGTTCCACGCTTTCTTGATTCCCCGCCAAGCTGCAGCAAATGATTCTTTACAGTTATTTATCACTGTAACTATCAACTTGATAGCAGACTTAAGCGTTCCTGAAAGCATCTTACAATACCACTCAAGGATTGGTTTCAGCACATTCAGATAATCTTCCATCAGCATCGAAAGTATTTCCGCCAGTGGTGGTAATATCATATTGATAAGATCTGTCAGTGGTGTGATTACCTGCATTACCAAGTCGATAATCGGTGTCAACATATCCAAAAACGGCTGTAACAATTCAAGTATAGGCTGCAAAATAGCCATCAAAACAGGCAGTAAAGATTGAATAATCTGAGTCACCGGCGGCAAAAGCATATTGATCAGATTCGTAAGTGGCGGTAAAACCGCCTGAATAATCTGCATCATCGGTGGTAAAAGCAGATTAAGCAGTGTTGACAGTGTTGTCAGCACAGGTCCCACCAACTGCAGAATCGATGGTAAAATCGATGTCAGGGTGCTAAAAATAGAATTTAGAGCGGTTGATATCGACTGTCCCAATTCCCCACCTATGCCGGGCAGTAATGTCTCAAGTATTCCGGGCAGATTATTGACCACCTCAGACAACAACGATGTCGCTCCCTGTATCAACGATGGCAGTAACTGCTCAATAAGAGGCGGTATGTATGGTGCCAGCTTCTGTGCAAGACTTGATATACCTGTAACCACCCTCGGCAGTGTATCGGCTATCCTTGGTACAAGATTATCTGCTACAGCCATAGCCGAATCAACAAGGTTGTTCATCAGCACTCCCATATCCTGAGATGGGTCAGCCATACCTATGAGCAGATTAGCCCATGCGGACTTCACCATGCCGATGGATCCCTGTATTGTCGTGGCTGCTTCTTTTGCGGTAGTGCCTGTTATATCCATGTTAGTCTGCACAACATGAATAGCCTCTATCATCTTATCAAACGATACACTATTGACATTATCTGCTGTCACAGTCATGGTGTCACCAAGTACACCAGAATCATTGATAAGTCTAGCCATCTCGGATGCAGTGCCGCCATAACCAAGCTTGAGGTTATCAAGCATCGTGTAGTTTTGCTTAGCAAAGCCCTGATATGCATTCTGAATCATCTCCATACTGGTGCCCATCTTATTGGCATTATCTGACATGTCTGTTATGGCCAGATTCGCATACTCAGCCGCCTGTGCTGTATCGCCTTCCAAACCTTGCAACAGCGAAGCTGAAAAGCTCGTTACAGTGTCCATGTAATCATTCGCCGACAGTCCCGCCGTCTTATATGCATTATTTGCATACTCAACAACCTTATCTGAGCTGTCTTTGAACAGTGTCTCAACACCACCAACAAGCTGCTCGTAGTCCGCATACTCGCTTACAGCCTTAGCAGTAATGCCAGCTATTCCAGTGGCCATAGCTGTTGTCGCAACAACGGCTACCTTTGCTGCCTTGAGCGCAAACTTGCCGATATTGCCAAACACAGAACTCATCTTTTTGCTTGTCTTCTCTGCCTTGTCGCCAGTCTCTTCAATTTTCTCATTCGCATCCTCATTTGATACTGCGATTCTTCCCAGTATCTTAAATACTTCCAAAAGGGTCTACCCCCTTTCCTCGATAATAAAAAAATAGAGACACACGTTCTGTGTGCCCCTATGGCTTAAAATTTTCTATGATTGACATAGAATCCTTTATGGTTGCTTCAAGCTCGCCTCTGCTCTCAAATGCCCCTGATCTGACTGGCTGTGAACCGCCACCTGATGTGCCGTACAGCCTTGCCTTGAAGTCATTGAATGATATATTTTCCCAACACTTGTGAATATACATATCCCAGAGCTTATCGTCATCGTCAAGACGCACAAACGTGCATACAAACTCATCAAAGCTCTGATTGTCTATCATCGTATCAAGCAGAGTGTACGGATCCGCATATCTGTGAAATATCAGATCCATGAACTTGAGATAGCCTACTGTCTCTTCTCGAACAATCTTGAAACAACCTTGATAAAATCCGCAAAGCCCGGAAGTGTGACCGCATCATATAACATCTGTGTGAATACAGAGAGGTCAAGATCTGCTACCTCATCCACTGTCATACCTGACAGGTGTGACAGGCAGACAAATACCTCACGCTGACAGTCTGACAGCTTTGTCAGGATCACATCTACAAGCTCGAATGCAAGACCAATACCCACATTCTCAAGGAACTTCGATGTGTCCTCATCATCCTCATCACCAGCAAGTTTCTCACGTTCCTTCGCAATGAGCTCTTTGAACCCATTGCCGCTGAATGAATCTTTGAAGTCCTTTACCCCCAGCTTGCTGAACAGTTTCAGGAATGCAGCTATATCTGTTGCTTTGGGATTCCTAAGCGTATATGGTTTGATCTCCTGCACATCTTCTGTTGCCTCGGCATCTTCTACTACTTCGGTATTCTCTACTACATCTTTATTCTTTTTTATCTCGGTTGTTCCCATGATTATCTCTCCTTTTCTATGTCAATTAGTCTGTTACTTCTGTACTGGAATCTATAGACTGCTGAACCTGCTCCGTTGTCGTACCGGTAGGCAGATAGATGTGGTATGGCAATGTATCAGCTGCCGGTGACAGATCCGCATAGCACTCCATAGTCAGCGCAAATGTGCCATTCTCCTTGTTCTTGCCCTCTATCTCAAGGCCTGATGTACAGAGCGCATTGTCAAAGATCACGATAACAGGACGACCATCTAAGAATCTTCCAATATATCCAAAGTTCTCAATATAATCATCCTTTTCAATTCTTGCCTTGGATTCGATCACATCGTACCCTTCCGCTGTTGATGTGCCATTCTGTCCGATAATAGCCATCTTGATCGTCTCAGGCGACAGCTCCACCATGTTAGTATCCATCTGTGCTGTCTCACCTGTCTTAACTGTTAACTCCTTAACCTTAACAAGCTCACCATCAACCTCTATATCCTTGAGCTCAGGCTTGATTGACAGCTTCGTTCCGCCGGATGTCGCACCGATCAGAGACTCTGCAAAGTTCCAAGCCTTCTTTGATGCGTCATACTTCAAGCCTTTGTGAATAGTTCCAGCACCAAATACAATGTTCTTCGGTGTCTTGCTTGTGATACCTGATGACTTGAACTCTTCAAAAGTTAATGTATCTGCCATGATATAATCACCTTCCATTCTTATATTCTTTAATAGTCAAATTGATCTGTATACGTTTGAGGTCTGCATCCCCTGTTGGCACTGGGGACGCATTCCCATAAAAAACGGCAACCCCCGCACCACTTGCAAGGATTGCCGTTCGTTCAATATTCTGTTCTATCTTCTGCTTGTACTTCTCCAGGCTGAGCCAAGAGCCCCTTGTGAAGCCGTCTATGATGAATGTTATTTCCTGACATCCATCTTCCTCAGGTGTATCACCTTCTGAATATTCACCAACAAAATATGCCTCCAGCGGGTCATCCTGCCACTCCATGAATGCGTATGGAATCTCAAGCTCATCTGTGAGTACGCTATTGATATATGATAATGTCTCTGTCGTCATGCCATCACCGCCTTACTCACTGAACGTCTGATTGAGAATAGAGCCAAGTCGCCTGATGATCTTGCCCTTTGTCTTGTCGAAGGCTTTCTGTAAAGGTCTGAGTGGCTTCTTACCATAGGTAAAAACAGCTACTATATTTCCTGCCTTATCCTTTTTTACCTTACTGAACTTACTGGCTTGTTTCAAGCTCATTCCATCAGGTCCCACAGGAGCCCACCATCCGCCTTTACGGCCATTCTTTTTCAAAGCATATTCGCCTGTGCCGTATTCTTCCCAGATTGCATTCTCCCTAGGATTTCCAATTACAGCCTCACCCTTATCTTCATCGACATAGTGAGTCCATTCGCCTTTGGTGTGACCTGTATCAACTCTTGTCTGTGCTATCTTGGTCTGAGCCTCAACCTCTACAGCAACTTCATACAGGAATGCAACAATAGCATCATCCAGAGCTGCCTCAACCTTTATTCTGTTGTCTGTGAACTCCACATTTCCCATTACTGCCCTCCTGTATACTTCAGATATATCTCAAGCTGCTCATGCATCCCCATCGGATCATCTATCAGCATGATGTCATATACCTGACCATCTATCACCATTCGGCTATTCTCAGCCTTGATCATGTCACTGAGCTGTTTATAATCAGCCACGAACATATGCGTGGATTCCTGCACCTTGGCATTGTATGTTGTGTACTTACTGTCACCGCCTGAGAGGTCAAGCCAGCCGGTCAGGGTATCTTCTGACACCCATGCAGCTTCCTGTTCACCTATCTCGTTTCTGGTTATGCTTTTAACCTGTATATCCGCAACTGCATTTCCGCCTATTCCTCTCATGTTCAAAACCTCGCTTTCATGTATGGCTTTAAAAAGCCAAGAAGCGACTTTGGATATCCCATGAGGGAATTGTCGCCATCCATGTTGAAATAGGTCACAGAGTGCCTGCTGATGGTCTCAGACTGCACACCAACCTTATCCCTGTTGTTCAAATCCCATGAAAGCATGTTGGCAACTCCCAGCTTGATATCCATCGGATATACTATCTTTGTCACCATGACGACCGGTTCGCTTACAAGCTCCTCATTCACCTCTATATGTCCATTGTCCATATCCACAGCTTTGATGGTGTACAAGCCATCGTTGTAGCGTGACTCTGACACCTGTATAGTGTCGCCAACCTTGAACAGCTCTGATGCATACTGAAAGCCTGTCACAGCGTCCACAGGAGCCACAAACCGCCTGTTCCTGTCCTGATAATTATTATTTGTATATTTTCTGATCAGGAGTTCCAGTGCCTGAAGCTTAGCCTCAAGCACTGAATCTTTCTCCTCGGTGTCTACATACTTTTTCAACTCTTCGACAGTCATGATCATATGACCACCGCCTTACTTCTTAAACTTAGCAAGTACAACCTTTGAAGCGTTGGTGAGTGCAGCACCATAATACTTAGATGCTGTGATATCATGTCTCTGCTTCTTCGGTAACCATTCGTAATCAACCTGAATGTCTTTCTTAAGAAAGATTGTAAGAGCTGGTGCTTCCTCTTCCGTGAACTCTGTCTCCTCTGAGTCAGGCTGGAGCTTGATGATAGGGCAGAGATAATACTGTGAACCAGCTGCAAGACTCTTAACCTTATCACCGATTACAAGCTTATCTTTGCATGTTGGCTGAACTGTACTAAGATGCTTGTTTGTGTCTGACTCAGCAGTTGAATCAGCCACTATAGTAATAGTTCCCTTCTCTGTGTCTTTCTCATAAGTCATGAGCTTGATCTTCTTTGACTTCTTTACCCAGCATGATCCAATCTTACCTATAGAGCCTGTCACAATAACGCTCTTGTCAAACTTGTCCGCTGACTTAAAGTTGTCATCCTTGAGAAGTGTTCCCTCCTGCATAGGGTTTATGAACATAACCTTCTCTATTCCATCCTCTTCATCCTCGAACTTTGTGTTGGCATCAACAATGCCATCATAGCCGATTACAGCAAGAGTATCTGGTGTGTATACATTCTCAGATGTATATGCAGCATCAAGCAGATCATTATCCAGCTTGCCTACAATAGACTTTGCAAGCTGAGTCTCAGCCTGTCCAACAGGATTACCCAGACCACTATTGATTACTGTCTGATATATTGATACACTCTTGGCTGCGCACTTGATCGTGAACGTCTCCTTTGTTGCTGTGAGCTTAGATGCCTCTATTTCATTCCCTGATTCAGGGTCAAAATCTTCAGCATCACCGATATAATTCCAAGATGGAACTGTCTTTGTGTCTCCTGGTACACCTTCAAGGGATGTATCAACATGGGCATACTTTAAAAGCTTAGCCTGTGCCTCTACCTTTGCATCGATCATATCCCCCATCACTTCTGGGTTAATGACATCACTTACCTTTGTAATTGCCATATTCTTTCACCTTTTCCTTTCTACCTTACTTTGTTCCATGCATAGCAGCTTCATATATCTCAGGTGTTTCCTGGGCAATCTTAGCACGCTCTGCATATGATTTCTTTAATATGTCTTCTCTCGTCAGTCCTGTATCTTTATTTGTAGGATCTGGCAGCTTATTCTCAATGATGTTCCTCTTGCCATCATCTGAGCCGGATGAAGCTGTAAACTGAGCCGGGAACTGTGTCTTTAGGTCTGTGAGCATATTGTCCCAACCTTTGATATGACCTTCATCATCAAGCTTAAGCTCCTCATTCTTCTCCTTGAGAGCCGCCTTAATCTTATAGGTCATATAATCAGTATCAACCGCATGAGCCTCAAGCAGAGCCACCTTGATAGCTGAGTTGACCTTAGTCTCCTCAAGCTCTTTCTGAAGCCTTGCATTCTCAGTCTCGTAAGTTGATATCTTCTGCTGCATGCCCTCGTCACCCTTGGAAGCCTTCTTAAGCTCCTCAATGAGCTTATTTGCATTGCCAATCTCCGTGTCTTTGCCGGTGATCAGTCCATTGAGTTTTTCAAGCTCTGAATCATACTTTTCCTTGCTGACGTACTTGCCTTCGGACAGATCTGTGTATCTTACATGCTTGAGCTTATCTGTCTCTGTGCTGTTCTTCTCGTCAATCTTCGCCTGTACCTGCTTATACAGGTCATCTCCTAACAGTTCCTTTAATTCCATTGTTCCATCCTTTCTGGCTTTAATCGTAGCCACACATGGCAGTTATCACTCTTGCCGGAGTTATTCTTTGTCGGTCACAGTTTTACTGCCTTGAGCCGATTTTGGGCATAAAAAAACCTCTCTACCATTTTTTGGTAAAGAGGTTGTATAAACATATTAACTTTTCTTTAGTCACTAGCTCTCATCACAATACTCGTTCCACATTTATCACATCTAAACACATGTGTATGTTTGGGATCCCCAACAGCAGCCATATGACCACCTTCGCATCTTGGGCATTTAATTTTTTCCCCATTTCTCATTCGATTTATTCGATTCAATGACTCTGTAACGCCCATGGCAATCACCCCTTATGATAATTCAGGATATCTTTCTCTTACTTTTTTTATTATATCCTCTTTATCCTGGGCTGTCAATTTACCTTTCCTATGTAAAATTTCTGCCTCAAAACATTTTACTTCTTCCTCAAACGTACCTTTGCACCCCAGTTTTCTATGCATTGCCTCGTGTACTATTATTTCAGCTGTCTTATCAGCAGTAATTGTCTTATCACAAAAAATAGTTATTGAATCTTCGTACAGATCATAATATCCGTACTCATTATTAGGATTATCTATTCCATAGCACATATTTACAGTTAGTTTGTTATTCTGTATGTATGTTAATGTTTCTTTTCCAAGTTCTGATTTATTTAACTTATTTCTAATTGTCTTTGGTCGTATTGAATCTGATTTAGTTAAATTAGAAGTCTCAAAAATATCATCCGATATTGTTTTCTTTCTATACACAATTCTTACGCCCTCTTTCCGTTTTTTATCAAGTAATTTTATAAACTCAGGATCCAGGATGCCCTTCTGACCTTTCATATATGCCGCATAACTTTCAGCTATGTATTCTCCTCTGCTTGCATTCGCATATCCGGATATATGTGGCGCATATTTACTCATTCTATCTCCAATAGCATTTCCTGTCTTAGGGTCAATCATAGTCCATTGAACATGATGTCCCATTTCGTGTGTTATGTAATCTTTTACACTACCATCACCGACTATCTGACGCCCTGCTCTCTTGTAGGTTTCCGCAAGTTCAAGTTGTCTGCCGGTAAGCTTGTCTATGTTCTTCATAACAATATCCCATGCATCCTCAGCCTCCTTGTTGTATGCCTCAAGAGCTTTGGCATCTTTCAGAACCTTTTTATTTATGAAAATACCATGTTCTGCCGGATTATACGCTGCCACGGCATCATCACTAGAGAATATTTTCTTTCCTTGTGCAGATGTTGGAGATATAGTCTTTATACCTTTAAGCTTTGGAATCTCGTATTGTGAATATATGTCTTCCAGAGTCTTGTTAATCTCATTTGCATGTTCAAGCGATATACCTTTATACACCGCCTGTCCCTTAAATGTTGGACTATATCCATTTTCAAAGAATTTCTGAGCGTATTCTTCCGCTTCTTCTATAGTCATAGCTGGCTTAAAATCTGCTTTCAAAGTGCTATCATACTTCTGTATATCTTCCCTGGTTATTCCAAGATACTTCCGCTGGTACTCCTCAAACTCGTTTGTCTTATCCAGATCAAAATATGCTGCTCTTTCCTTCAGAGTCTGAAGCTCTTCATCATCCAGCGCCCACCTTGCTCTCTGCAATAAGCAACAACGGCAGTTGCAGTCCTCTGCCGGATCTCCAAACATTCCAGGAGCCTCGACCTTACGACCACCAACCTCAAAAGGCTCATCCACTTCCCGGATCTGTCCATCAAGCATCTGATGATGTTCTCTCGTTGCTCCATCAAGAGTGGCATCCCACTGTTTCAATACATCTGCCCCTTTGCTTTTTGCAATATACATAGCGTCCAGCGCTGACTGTACCTGTATACGATGCCCTTCAGTCCTCGCAATGCGGATAGAGTTGTTATAAGCCTTCTGAAATGGAGTATTTGCCATGTGTCTTGAGAGCTTACCAGCCACCTCATTCCACGTTGAGCCATTTGCAATGCCTCTTGATACCTCTGCTCTGACCGCTTTCTTGAGGTATGTCACATCCTCGCCCATTTTGTCGTAGAGCGACTTACTGAGCTTGCTGTCCGTCTGAATAGCTCTCACAACTGCCGCCTGATCTATCGGCATGATGATTGGAATACCTGTCTTTTGCAGGTCATACATGACGCCTGTGTATCCGTCTCTGTAGCACTTCGTCAGGTAGTCAGACACAGTTGCATATGAGTTAGACTGCAGGTTACTCAGAACACCCTCAAGCTGCGATTCCAAAGCCTCCTGATACTGTTTCTGATAGATGATGCTCTGCAGATTCTCCATATCAGTTCGTTCTGAAAGCTCTCTTATCTTCTGCTCACAATCTCTCAATGCCCGCTGATATACCTGTTTGAGTTCTTTGATTGCCTGCTTTTCTCTATTCAGTTGAGCTTTAATTACTTGCTTTTGTGCTTTATTCATATGTTAACTCTGTTCTAAATTTGGCAGTTCAATAGCTATTCTCCAAATTGAACCTGTATTGCCTGGAATGAAATACTCTTGGTCATTTATAATAAAACTTTCACCAAAAACACCTAATGTAACATCTGGCCCAGCTAACATATAATATGCTGACGGAATAGCAAGATACCCTGCAGGAAATACATATTGAGCAAGACTTACAACATCATGTATGTTACTAGCTTGACTCCATGACTGAGCATAATGAGAAGTTTCATCTATATCAGAATAAATGATATATCTTGCGGAAGTGAATGATATATAGGCTATTCTATTTTCGTTTGTTTTTAAGTCTTTTGCAGGCAGTACGATATGCAATAGATCAGTAATGTTAGCCCCCTCGCTGAAACTTCCAATTCCAAATACCACTCCTTCTTTGCATGATACAAAATGCAAAAATGCATTAGCCGCACCACTATTGGCTGATCTAGTCAAACTCATGTTATACGAATAACAATATGTAGATACGGACGGAGTAGCCCCCTGAATCACAGTTGTCATAATCAGATTAGCTCCAGAAAGACTAAACTTAAAACCTGTTGTGTTGTGCTCATCATCTCCCATGTATAATATCCACGTAGTGTTAGACTCTACGATATTAAGTTTCATGCCAAGGGCTGCCGCAATCTCCTGCATTTTTACGTCATTCACGTCCGCATTGTAAAACGTTGAATCCGCCTCTTTTTTTCCCAGTCTTATTCTTTGTACAGTATATCCCATCAACTAACCTCCGTTTCTGTTGGCAATAATCCATATATGCCGCATACATACCCATATGGTTTTGTATATAAAGATGTATTAATAATCATCCCATACGCTCCTGTACTAATTTTTTTCGCATTAGCAATCATATCATCAAAAGATTCATTGCTTGCGGTCGGCACTCCCTTCTCAGTGATGACCGCCGCAAGCCTTCCTTTGACATCACTGCCATGTTTTTTTACTTCATCAAGTTCCTTGTAAAGCTGTCCTGCAAGGTCTGTCATATACTGCTCTTCAATCTCGCTCTCAACTGCCTCGCAACCTTCAAGAACCTTCATCCTCGTGAGTTTGGTGTTGATCTCGTTTAGTATATTGCCCTCACTGTCTAACTTCTTAAAGCATACTGTAAAGCTTAATGCACCTGGAACAGCACATGCAGTAGCACCTACCACCCAATCAAATGTTATACTCTCCGGTTTGTCGTTTGCGCCCATGGCTATGTTACATTCATTGACTAGGTACAAATCTTTCTGCTCTTCCTCATTCATGTAATTGATTGATATCTGATAACCTGTGAGATCTATACCTTTATATATTCCTGGTACTTCAAAAGTCAGTCGGTTCACATCTTTGTCATGATATACACCGATGACCTCTCCAGCCGGCACCAGCACCGCTCTAGTATCAAGATCTATCTTGTATACTTTATTACTTTCCATCTGTCACACCTCCGTTCCGTCATCTGTATTGATGTTATCAAGCACCTTCTGAGCCTCTTCCGTGCTCTCCTCTTCTTTAGGCAGCTTGTCCTTGATCTCGTCATAATCAATATCAAGCCAGTCACAGATAGCTTTGATAATCGTCTCATCATCAAACATGCTTGCAACATTGAGTATTGTATTGATCTCTGTCTGCCTTACCTGAACCTCTGTAAGCTCTATCTGTGCATTTTCCTGAGCATTGCTCATAATCTCATGAGCGAACTCAAAATAAACATCCTCGGCCTTATATGCCTTGTTCTCAGCCTTGTTGATCTCGTCAATGACAATCTCTACTATCTTCCTTAAGAACTTCCTGAGAGCTTTCTCTATCTTTTTTGCCTTAAGGTCAAGCAATGAGTAGGCCGCCTTAATGGCTATATTCGTAGTTGCTGATGTGTCCTTGAGTCCAGCGGTATTCAGTCCCATTCCAAACCGGTATATGTTCTTCTCGTCAAGTTCAAGCTTCGCCTGTCGTGCCTGATATGGCACATCAACAGTCTTGACATCTACGTCACCATCCTCACCTACACCTATGATCTTCTTTGTTTTGAGGTTTGTCTGAAGCTCATTCAGGTTGTCTCCCTGAAAGCCTTTGATAGCATATAGTGGGGAATCAAAATCTATGAGGTTGTTTGACAGGCTTGAGGCCATCAGGTCGTAGTCATCTATAAGTGGTTTGACAGGCTTAAGACTTGAGAACTGCTTCTTGTTGTTATCCAGCCGGAAGAATGGAATATAGCCAAATCCATCGAAGTATGTGTTTTTATCTCCGCCATTCTTAGTGTATAACACGTGAGGTTTAGGGTTGATTGGCTCAGTGTCATCTAGCACCACCGTCCCATTATCAACCTGGACATAATAATATGTCTGCTTATCATCCCAGACCTGTATTCTCTCAATAGTCTTGTGCCCTTTGCCTATCCTGTCCGTATAGTGGTAAATCGTGTATGCACAGCCATCATCTGTGTCCTTAGCTCTGACCTCAATAACTCCGATACTGTCAGCATTGGCAAATGACATCATATCTTTGGCATTCTTGTATGCGTACATATACGCAAAGCCTTTGACCTGCATATCTGTGATAGCGTCAGAAAGCTCAGACATGAACTCATCATTGTTGTTGAAATACTTGTCCATGTGTTTCTGCAGTTCAGTGTCGTTGGACTTTACAATGCCATCCCCTGATAGGATGTACTGGGTGCACTGGTCAACCAGCTCTGTGAAGAATGGATGTGGTATCTTCACGTTGCTTCTGGTCTTGTCCTCTACCAGTTCGCCGTCCGCATTGTAATAGAACAATCTATACTTCTTTATGTCATGATCGCCGTCATAGTATCTTTCGCCTGTCCGGGCGAACTGCTTTTTTTCTGATGTGCGGTCACTGTCTATCAATTCTTTTATCTCGTCAGGGGTTAGCATTTTTTCACCTCTCTATACCAGCCATGTTCCCTTAGGCTTATCATTCTCATATACACCAGTCAGCGCATCCGGAGCATCATCATGAGCATTCTTACCCTCTTTCTGATACTTCCTTATTGCTTCCGCAAAATCTGGCCATCTGTCTTCCCAATTCACAGGGAAGAGAACGTTCTGCATTACTCCTGTGCTATTTGACAGGATCCTTGATGTCTTATTCTTTGACTGAAAGAACCACTGTATTTTAGTGTGAGTATTTCCCAAAGATTTCAGTTCTCTTATAACGTTTCTGCTGAATCCTCGACCGCCATTATTGCTCTCTATTAAAGCATTACCAACGTTATTGTTCGTCAGCATCTGAGCTGTTGCCGGCTCAGTAACTTCCATTGACTCCTTTGTGTATAAAACATCAAGTATGTAGTATGTACTCTCATACATGCCATAACAAATAGAACACAGATAATCACTACCTGTGTCCGCTGTATCTGTATAATTCAATATATATTTGAACAGGTTATTGCCCTTACTATCCCTTGGAATATCCGTATATGTCTTGATATGGCTGTATAATCTGCCTTTGACATCTATTGGCTCCTGCTGATAATTCGCAAGGACTATATCCTTATTCATGTTCTTTGTTTTTATCTTGTAGTCCTTATATGACAGGATAGCTTCACAGAGCATTGTTCCATCGTCTTGTACTGCCTTGTAATTGATATGAACTACATTGTCATAGTTGGCAAGTACATATCCGGCAAGATCTTTTGTTGACCATCTTGTCATAATTATGATGATTTTAAAATCATTCTCTGTTCTGGAGAGCATTGTATTGTTGAACCAGTCAATCTGCTTCTGCAATACTGATTCATTGTAGGCTTCCTCACTGTTCTTGATAAGATCATCTATTATCATGATATTACAGCCAAATCCTGTTGCTGTACCTGTCGGAGAAGTTGCAAGGTAATTAGCCTGCTGACTGCCCTCAAGGCTCCATTTCTGTGCTGCAGCCTCCCCATACTTTATCTTTGTGCCAGGGAATATATCTCCATATGTCAGAATGCCCTCTGTAGGCTTTTCTGCTATAACATCCCTGACAGCCTTTGCAAATGTTCCTGACAGGGTCTCATTATATGATCCTGTCATAACCTTTTTGTCTATACCATATTTACCAAATAACCACTGAACAAATTTAGTAGCTGTTCGTGATTTTCCGTGTCTTGGTGGCATATTCACCACCATTATCTGTTGCTCTGCTTCTTCTACGAACCACTGCAGCTTATCCGCAAGATCATGCAAGAACACTCTGTCGTTACTATAGAAGTCAGGAGAGGTCAGCTTGCAATACTGCCAGAACTCTCTCCTTGATAACTCTATCTTTAGCTGTTGCTGTAATAAAGGGTCATGTCTATCAAACGTCATCAATAAGTTTCTTCAATTCCTCGGTTGTAAGCCCCTCAAATGCATTTGGTGTGGTATTCTTCACCTCTACCTTTTCTGTGAACATACCCAAATGCTTACCCAGGAGCTCCAATGCCTGTATCTTGCTGTAAGGCTTTATTTCAAAGCCGTCTCGACCCTTTTTTATAACTGCAATAGCTTTCTTTTGATCTTCTGTCAGTTCATCCGTCAGAATAGGCTCTACTGTCCTGTATTTCACCTGATTGCCGTCCTCGTCAAGTACTGGGACCATGTTTCCATCAACCTCTACCATAGCGTCCTTTTCAACTACTCTTGCATAGTCAGATGCCTTTGCAAATGCGATAAGTGCAAGCTCATGTAATACGCTATCCTGAGTTATTTCTGTACGCTTTTCACGCTCTTTTTGTAGCTCAAATATTTTCTTTTGAATACTAACATTTACTAACAAGCGTGCTCCTTGCTCATTTGCTGTTTTCTTTGAATACCCTGCCCTTATAGCTGCCTGTGTGGCATTAAGGTCAATCAAGTATTCATCACAGAATCTCTGCTGTTTAGCTGTCAGTTTTGCCATAATGTCACACCTTCTTTCTGTTGCTTTCTCACTCTCTTCGGAATCACAATCTTGTATAACGGCTTACACACACTTATTACCTCTCCACCCAGCTTTATAGTTGGCTGAAATTTGTATATCTTAGTGCACTTAACCATCACCTCAAACAAAAAACCCAGTGGGGGAGAGATCAGCGTTCACTTTTCACAAGGGGAGGTACAACCACTGGGCATAAGAAAAGGGACACGACCGAAATGGCAAACAGTCATGTCCCTTATGAATCAATATAATTTTACCATACTAGTATACCACGTTTGCTAGGTGCTATGTGGTGCTAAATGGTGCTATTTGGTGCTGAATTTTCCAAGACCTTAATTCTAAATGCCTCAAGTGCAAAACCATGTATATGTTTTGTCCTGCCATATGAATACTTCATTTCAACCGCTATATCTTTTAGTGTCTTGTACTCTATGTATTTCTTGAACAGGATCTCCATGTACGTTATGTCGTCCAGCATATGTATCTGTCCTATGACCTTATGCTTGAGCTCCGTGAACCGCTCTATGTCCTCATGAATCTCTTTCTCAAGGTCAACATACTTTGCCACCTTATTGCTCATAGAATCAGCCTTGGCGCTTGTCTGCACCTTTTCTGCCGAATAATCAAATGCCCCTGTACAGGTTGCATCTTCCTTGAGTCCTGCAAGCTCTATCTTCTTCTGTCTGATCTTCACATCAAGAAGCTCTACCTGTTTCAAATACTCTTTCGCTTTCACCGCCTCACCTCCTACTTGTTCTCCCGGATGGTGAAATCCAAGCCTGTTTCTTCCTTTAGTGTCTGTATCAGATCATCCCAGATAATTTCTTCATCACACAGCGCATCAGTCTTTAAATTAAATCTTTCGCAGAATCTCTCAAGCCTCTTCTGTCCAAAATCAAATTCATCTCGAAGTACCATGCAACTCATTATCAAAATACAATCTATTGTATTCAGTTTGATTTTATACACAGCTTCGTCAAGCTGCTTCTTACTGACCTCAAGCGGAACAAACATGGCTCCTCTGACCTTGAGTTCTTTCTCTGCTGCTTCCATGCCCTGCGTCTTGATGACATTCATCAGCCATGCAGCCCCCGCCATTCTTGCTTCGTGTAGCTTTCTATCTGATTTTGCCACCCTGCTCACTCCTTCCGCATGAATCTGTTCATCAAATGGTTGTCAGGATCCATCTTCATTCTGAATCCTATCTGCTCCTTACTCTCTATCACTCCCGGATCATTGAGCTCTGCCCCACCAAGAAAGCTGTGGAGCTCATTCATGCAGTCCGAACATAAATCCATTGTCTCTACTGTATCATCGAACACATCAACTATCCTTGCCCTTATTGCTGCTCCGTGTTCAAATGGCAGGTCATAGAACCCGCCGCATCTATCGCATTTGCCTGCATATGCCATTATGTATCACCTCTCCTTTATTCAAACATCAAACCTCATGTGTAGATATTTTCCTGTACATTCAGTTTCCCAATAATAATCTCCCACATACCAATCTTCACCTATGCAAGTCTGATCACACCATTCCTTACACTCTTCTGCTCCCTGTTCGTCTCCTGTGTGATAATTAACAATATCAGCACCACCAACATCCATGCCGTCAAGATCAAGATGTTCCTTCATCCATTCTCTTATTTCTCCATTAAGTCTATTTCTAGTTTCAATTTTATCAACTATCTCTTTAGGAATTTTATTCATACGCTCAAATCTCCTTTATCAATTCCGGATTATCAAATATATTGCCGATAACTTCGTCAATGCCTAAATCCCACCGCACAACCTTTGAGTATGTGAACATGGGTGGAGCATACTTAACGACATCCACCCTGGGCATTCTGAACCACTCATATTTCATAATATCATTCTCCCAAATCAGCTTGCCGTTCTTGTCTTTCAAACCTGTGCATTGGCAGATTGTGGATGGGTCAATCTCATATTCGACATAATCAGCTCTTTCGGTTTCAAATTGAAAAATTGTATATTTCCCAACATCACATCGAAGACTTCCATGAACCCACACGCCATCTTCAACATCATTGTTGTATTCGTCAACAATTTTTGCGGTTTTTGCCTTAAATAAATATCTATCTTCCATGTTTTCTCCTATTCTGCTTTTGATTTAAGCCATTCAAGCCAATTATTGGGTTCTATTTCTTTATCCTTAAGTGATATATCGTACTTAACAAGGAACTCCGCTAACTCTTCATCCGACATGTTTCTTATTCTGTCGGCATTGGTCTTTAACTTACTTTCCATCATGAATTTATGTATCAAATCATAGTCTTTATCCATGATTGATAAATGCTCTTTGCTGTCACCTTTTCGATAGATGATTACTGTATCTTTACCTTTTTGGGCTCTTAAAATTTCATATGGATTTTTAGATGTTGGCAAAATCATATATCCCTGTTTTTCAAGCCAGCTTTCAAAATCTTTTAATTTGTTCATGTGTAATAATGCTCTATTTGCCATTTTCTCCACCTCTCAATTCTTTCAGCTCCTCAAGCCATCTGAGTGTGCATTCGCTACGGTGCTGGTTGTCACGATCACACACAATCTCATCAAATCCAACTTCATTCGGGCACATAATTATCTGTGCCAACTCTGTATCACTGAGCGACCGGATGTAGTCTCCGTTGGTCATCGGCTCATAGTTATCCGTCGCATTCTTGGTACAGTGTGCGCATGGCTCCTGTGTCTCGTCCATGGCTCTGCATTTGCAGTTTTCGCAGCCTCCTGCTCTCTCTGGTACTATCTCCATCGTATTTCTCCCTTCCTGATCATCTCTCTTATGTCTGTGTTGCTGAAGCTCTCATGGTAGCCCTTTTCACTCTGCATCAGTACATGGTGCTCATATACCTTGATGATTGTCCAGCGCTTCCAAACTCTCACCGGGACATTCTCCTCTTTTCCGTTCTTTGTGAGGATCTTCACCACCTGCCCCGGTCGGCAGATGGTGTTAAATATTGCATCTATCTCAAATTCTGTCATGTAATATCTCCTTATCCGTATTTTTGCGCAAAAAAATACCAACCATCAAACAATGATGGTTGGTATTCTTATTTATGACTTAATATTTTAGTGCTCTTGCCCGTCTCAAATATTCCCTCTTGAACATTTTCTTTTCTATATGTTCTCTTTTCTATTCTCATTGCATTAGAAAACGAATGATAAGCTTGAAATGTAAACATAAAAAACGAAGCATCTGTTAGGGGATATTGATTCTCGTCTATTAAATAGGTTATTCGAACAGCATAATCAGTATTGGCTTTTGAGTATTTATTCATATATGTTAATGGTGGCTTATAAGGCTCTATAATTTTTATATCCTTTAAGCCATCCTCGCCTTCCACGCAGTATAACAATGAATAACTAACATTTGTTATAAATGAATGTGTGGTATTTGCTACCTTAATCATATAAGCTATTTTGCCATCTTTTGTTCTTTTTTTACATATCTTATCGGAAATGATAAACCTTGGTTTTATCAAAACCATCCATAAATAAAAAACTATTGATGCAATTGTACTACTTAAAATTCCCAATATGATTGTCTGTTGCATACTCATTTATACTCCTCTTCCCCCTTGTGTTATTACATCCAACATCCTAATGTTGGATATCCTTATGTTGAATATCTTTATGCTGGATGTCCTTAGAAAAGATTTTTGTTGCCATTTTTCATCCCTCCTATTTATTCTTTATGTAATTATATCACCATCATACTAAAAATCAACCATCATTATTCAATTATCAATGTGCTACTATTCTGCTCATATGTTTAATGAACTGATCAACTTCAAAGTGTTTGTGCTTGGTTTCCATGATTTGATGTAATCAACAGCCTCCTCAAACCTGAGACTAGGTGTATTAGCCCTTGCATTTACATTGAAATAGTCTTTGTAATCCCTGCCAATCTCTGCAAATACTTTCTTTGATAGCTCTTCGTAGGCGCATGTATTTTTTCCACCGAGCCACGTTACTACTGTAGATGACATAAGATCTGTAAGGGTTTTCTGCTGGCTATAATCTATTGTCATTGTATTTTCCAGCTTTGTTACCCTGTCAGATACATCATCTATCATTCCAAGTTGGAGCCGCATCATCTCCTGTGTGGGACGCGGTTTCTGGTATCCACCAGTCTTACGAATAGATGGAAGTACCTCACCTGTCACCCAGTCTGTGAATCTCTCTGCCGCCTCTTTCCTGCTCTGGAAAATAACCTTGTACAAATTTGATTCATTGACAAATATCGCAGTCTGTTTTCTTCCTAAACTGTCGATGACCTCATTAGTAATGACCCCATCTTCTTTAAGTCTTGTTTTCATCTGACTTACATTTCCTATCTCTAACGCCTTGCATACATCTGCTAAACAAAACATAGGCTTATCATCCACAACCGCTGTTCTAATCTCTCCAAATTCTTTATTCTCAAATATCTTCAAATCGTTCATTCCATACCTCCATCTATAAAGTCAAACAATGTCGGTGAGTCAACCTCATTCTCCTCGGACTGCAGATAGCCAACACCATCTCTGAAGTAATCCGGATTGAGCTCACATCCCTTGCCAAATCTGTGCATCTTCACCGCCATCATTGGTACTGTCATAAGACCGCCGAACGGATCATATACCACATCGCCCGGATTGCTGTACCTGTTGATAATCCTCTCAACAATATCAAGCTGCAGCGGGCACACGTGCATCGTTGCCCTTCGTCTGCTCTGTGTCGTGTTGAGCGTCCGCATCCTGTTGATGTCGTCCCATACCTCAAGCTGATTCCAGGATCCCGGAGCTACCTCTATGAATGGGGCTGGAAGCCTGCCGTCAGTATCAAGATACTTTGCAAGTGCCACATGCTCCTCATAGTTATATATGTGTTCTCTGCTGTACTGCCTGTACACTCTTTGTAAGTTATCCACAGATACACCCTCAAGCTCCTCTTTGCTTATCAGCCTGTCTCCTGAACTTCTCCAGTATCCATGAGCATCTATCTGCCACTGTGCCCTTGTGTATTCGTCTTTGGACTTTGTGACAGGCTCATCAGCGTATGCCTTGCTGTGGTCCGTTGGCAGCTTACGGAACAGCAAAATGTATTCCGGACATCCCACACCCATCTTGGTGCCATCCTTGCACTGCTCAGTCCATCCGAGCCGGTATGTCTGGTTGTTTTCTCTTACAACATCCGTAACCACTGTTATCATTCCAAAATACTGGAAGCCATGACGCATATAGTGTTCTATACAGTCAGCGTGGAATGGCTCAATAGTCGGCATTCCTGTGCCGGTAGCATTTCCAAACAACACTCTATCCTTAACGTGGATGGCTGCCACTCTTCCCGGCTTCAGCACCCTCAGAAGCTCCGGCGTCAGGTAGTCCATCTGTTCAAAGAACCGCTCTGTATCCTGATTGTGTCCGAAGTCGTTATAATTTGCGCTGTACTCGTAGTGATTGCCGAACGGTATCGACGTATGTATCAAATCAACGCTGTTGCTCTCCATTGCCCTTGTCTCTTCCACACAGTCGCCATACACAGCCTCATAATGCTTACCTCTTACCGTTCTCTCTTCTCTTGTACCTTCCACACCCATCTTCCTTTCCAATCTCTCCGTCTTGTTTGCCGAATCAAGGCCATATTTCTTCACGATCTCGATCATCTTCTTGACCATGTGATTATGATTCTTCCACTTCTCGATCAATGCGTCCTTGATCTCCCGCTCATTCTCCATGTAGATGATGTCTATAACTACTGTGTCCTGCTGCAGAAACCTGTAACACCTGTGCACCGCCTGTATGAAGTCATTGAACTCATAATCAATACCAACAAATATCTCCCGGTGACAAAACCGCTGGAAGTTACATCCTGAACCACTGATTGACTTCTTGGTGGCAAATAACCTTGTCTTGCCATTACTGAAGTCTATGACTCTCTGCTCTCTGAGGTCGTAGTCCATGGATCCGTATATATCCACTGTCTCCGGCAGGGCTTTCTTGATAGCGTGCCTTTCTGCTTCCTGGTCATGCCACAGAATGAAATGATCCTCCGGAGAGCTATCAACTATCTCCTTCATCTTCTCGACTCTGGCATCTATGCTCTCCCGCTTGATCTTTGCAGCTTCTTTAAGTCCTGTACTTGCCTGTGTGAAAAGCTCCATCTGGCCGTCCCTGTCAACTGAATCTCCGTAGTGTATCGGTATTTCGTGCCACCTCACATCAAGCGGTGGAAGCACATAGCCGTCATCGGAATAATCAGGGTTGATGTCTGAAGGCTTTGTGATGAACAATGCCCAACTGGAAACCCACAGCCAGAACTCATCTTCCATGTTTGGGTACAGTGTCAGGTTATTTGCCTTTGTTGAATCCCTCTGGAAAAATCTTGTAAGTGCCTGTCCTGTGTCCATTACCTCAAGATATCCGGCATAGTGTATAAGCTCCTTGTACTTGTTCGGTGATGGTGTAGCGGTCGCTACGAGCTTGTAAGGTACATTTTTGAACTTGTCAAGGAACGTCTGGTATGTCTTAGATCCAAATGATCTAAGCACGGATGCTTCATCAAGTGAGGTTGCCGTAAAATACGGTGGATCTATATCTCCGTCTCTCACTCTCTCATAGTTCGTCAGAACGATCTGACTTGTGCTTGCCTCAACCTCTTCCATGGTTCGGCAATATTCAGGTTTCTCATAGCCCAGGAGCTCTACAGCATCCCTTGTGAACTCCTGCTTAACTCCAAGCGGTAATACAATCAACGCTCTACCGCCGGTATGTTCTGCTGCAAGGTGGCAAAACTCTATTTCCTGTGCAGTCTTGCCAAGCCCAAACGACTCAAACAAGGCTCTACGTCCACCCTTCAGCGCCCATGCCACCGCATCACTCTGATGTGGCTTTAGGGCTTTATTTATGCGGCTCTTATCGACCTCAAAGCCGCTGTCAGTAGCAAGCTCTATCTTGCTCTCTAAAAACTCTCTGTATGTCATTCACTTCTCAGGAACCCGCTATAGCATTACCCCGGCCGGAGGTTCGGCTCCTTTCGTGTGTTATTTATTATTCAGCTCATCAGCCAGCATCTTCTCAAGCTGTCCAAGCTGCTCAGAATGATCTGTCTGTTTGAAGTTTGCAAATCCGTTTGGATTCACGTTTCGTGGCTGTCCTCGGCTCTTGCCGTCATTCTTAAGCGCATATAGTCCTGTCCATCCCTGCATTATTGACTGATTGAGAATCTGTACCTGTTCATGCTTATCGTGTGATAGCGACTCAAGCTTGTTCATCATCAGCGTTATGGCCCTGTCACTCATAGGCTTCTTGATGTCCTTACGAAACTTGATGAACTCTACTATGGCATCGTTAAGCTCTGGATCATCGCTGTACACTGGTTCAGACTTTGGTGCTGTCTCCCCGCCTTTTTCTTTTGTATTTTTCTTTTTACTCTCTTTCTCTATATCTATTTCTATATCTGTACGGCTAACATTAGCTTTACTGTTAGTTTTACAGTTAGTTTTACAACCATTTACATCAGACTTATCATTAACACCACCTGTTAACCTCTTCTGTTTTTCCCTGTAATCTCTCATGTAATCCTTCATGTAAGCCTTTTTATTATCAAGCTGATCAAGCGTCTGGTACTTACCCCAATTGGGAATTGTGATCACTCCATCCACAATCTCAATCATGCCGTATATTGCAAATATATCTATGGCCTGTTTTACCATGGCTGGCTTCTGTCCAAACAATGTAGCAAGCATATCAGCGGTATATGCCACACCGCCCTGAGCAAATACACCGCTATTATTCATGCGCCCCGCAAGGCACAACAGCTTAATCCATATGAGGATTATTGAATCTCCCTTGGGAAGAGCAGATATAAGCATAATCTTGTCATCTGTGAATATATCTGTTGCCAGCTTTATCCATTTTGCTTCTGCCACCCATGTCACACCTCCTTGATCCTTATTCCATACTTATAAAGCATCAACTTGCGCTTTATTATGTATTCCTTTGTTCTCATGCCCTTTGTATCTTCCACAACCATGCTGTTGTTTTCCAGTTCCCAGTACACAAAGTCGGCCTTATATGAACACTTCTGTTCTATAACCTTCCCTGGCTTGAATCTGCCCTTGTTGGGTCCTTTTTCATATATCTCATTTGTGTGTTCTCTCTGAGCTGGTATAAGCTCAAATTCTCTCTGAAGCTGCAAGCCTGTTATCTTGCCAGCTTTCTCAAGCAATTTCAGCTCTGTATATCTCTGAGCTTCTTTCTTGCTGTCAAATGTGATGCCGTCTACAACAACCTTCCTGCTGCCGTATTTAGCTCGTGATCTGTTCCAAGCCATTGTTACTCCTTTCCCCTTGTCGCCCTAAAATAAGAGCAACAGGGATATATGCTAAGACATTACGTTACTGTGCTTGTGATGTATTAAATGTAATGTCAATGTAACTACTTGAAACTTCCAAACAGTGCCGCCTCGGCAGCGTTCATCTGTTGCGGCTCTGGCTGTGGATTTTCTGCCGGTGTCGGCTGTGGATTCTGAACACTGTTCTGTGTATTCTGAGCATTGTTCTGAGTATCCTGTGGCTCTGCCTGTGGAGCCTGTGCTTCTGGTTCATTCATCTCTGTTGCTGTGGCTTCCACATACTCATCATTGTCATTCTCAACGTATGTAGGATGTCCCTCAGCGTCCAAGGTTGCCATGTCACCCTCAAATGCTTTCTGGAGATCTATGCTCATTACTCCCCACTTACTGATTAGCTGACGGAGCATTGTCTTGTAAGCCATTCCATCAAAATTCTTGTACCAGAATGATGAATACATCCATGAATCTCTCGGATCATAATTGCCAGCCTCATAGTCAGCATATGATACTCTCTGCTTCTCTCCGTACTTTGTCTTGACCTTTCCAGCGTCCTTGTAGAATGCCGGTGCATACTTGTCCGCATGAGCAAGCATCTGAGCCTTGCTCCAGTACATCGTCTTTCTGAATCCATTAACAAGCTCAAACATTGCATAGTAGCCGATTGTCTCAGCCTCTTCACGCTTGTCCCAGTCATCAACCATGAGATTGACCTTGATATCCTCGTTGAGTGGGTCGAAGTATTCCAACTCCCCTTCCTTGATTGCGACAACATTCAGTCTCTTATACTGACCAGAACGGATAGCCAGCTGAATATATCCCTTATATCCCATCTGGAACTGAGCTTCCTTGACACCAGTCTTTGTATTGTTGAATGGGACCATGTAATAGTGTCCGAGCTGTGGGGATGGTGAAAGCTGTAAGCTCTCGCCGAGAAGTGCAGCTGAAAGAATCGACTGATTCGTGCACTCCTGAAGTGTAGGGTTGGTATTATATGCTGATACGATAGCAGATATAAACCTCTGTCCATTCTTTCCACCAACCACCTTGTTGATCTGATTCTTGATTGCATCTTTTGTAAGATACTCTGTAATTCCCAGATTCTGCTGTGCTTTACTTTTTGCTACTAAACTGTTATTTACTGCCATTATTTTCTACCTCCGCTAACTCGGTTGCCAATTCTAAAATATCAATCTTGCTGTTATTCTGCTTTGCAATCTCTACAGCCTTGTCTATAAACTGATTTGCCACATCTGTTCCAAAATCTTCTTCAACGATAGATCGCACTCCGCTTATGGCTGTTATCATTTCAGCGATCAACATTATTGTTGACCCTTCCAACTGTACTGAACCTTTATTTAATACAATCATCTTGATCCTCCTAATGCATAATCGTATCTTCTAACATCTTGCGCAGTACCTCTTTCAGAGCCTGTGGCATTTTCCCTGTGTTGTCCCTGTTGCTTCTTGCTTTGGACAATATGTCAAACGTATCATTTATAAGCCCCTTCATAATCTCGTCAAGGTCTCCCTCAGCTCTGGATGCTTCCATTGCTCTGCTTATCAGTTCTTCTGCAGCTGACTCTCCATACTCTTTAGCAAAGGATTCTCTCATT